GTTGCACATTATCATTGAGATTATCTCATCATATATTTGCAATTAAAAATAATAAATATAAAGAAAAAAATTCATATTTTAATAAAGTACCTATTGAAGAAATAACAATAGAACTTATAGAGGATTTTCCTTGTTCTAATAAAAAAGAATTAAATGAAAGAGAAGACTATTATATTAGAAATCATATACGTGACCCACTATGTTTAAATACATTTGGTGCATATTTATCAGATGAAGGTAAGAGAGAATATGATAAATTATATTATAAAAATAATATAGATAGAATTAAAATAATAACAAAAGAATATTATGAAAAAAATAAAGATGAAATAAAAGAATATCATGCAGAATATAATGCAGCAAATAGAGATCGTATTGATGCATATCATGCAGAATACAGGGCTAAATATGCAGAAAAGAGAAGAGAGTATTCTAAAAAATATAGTAAAGAACATCCTGAAGAAAGGAAAATAGCAAGAAAAAGTAGATATGAAAAAAATAAAGAAAAAGAATTAGAATCTAACAGAAAATATGTAGAAAAACATCCAGATAAAATAGCTGAATATAGAAAAAGATGGAATGAAAAGCAAAAATTAATTCGTGCAGCTGCAAAAGAAGAAAAGGCAGAAGAAAGAGCAAAGAAAACAGCCGAAAGAAAAGCTCGTGATAGAATTATTGTTACATGTGAATGTGGAGGCACATATCAAATGTATCAAAAAAATAGACATTTTGCAAGTAAAAAACATATTAACTTTACAAGTTCATAAAATCTTATTCAACTTTATTTAAATTTCTGTTATCAAGAACTTTAGTAACTTGAGCTTGAACAACACCACTTACAGGTACAACTGCACGATCTACTTTTGAAATTGGTTGTTGTGAAACTTCTGGCAAATTAGAATTACCCAGTAGGTATTTGCTATAATAAATAATAATACCACCAAAAATAATTACAGCTATAGTAGCATTTAATAGAGCTGTTGTATAACATTTGCCACTTAGAACACAGCTTATTTCACTCATAAGTACAAATAGTGCAACAATAGATGCAGATAGAAATATTAATGCTGCAGTATAACCATATTGTTTCAAATTAGCAATAATACCAAGTACGATTGATAAAATACCTAAACTACCTACAAGTTTATTATGTGTAGGTTTAACTAAGTCTTGAGCTGTATCTTTAATAAGTTTAATCATTCTACATTGTAATATTCAAATAAGTAATAGCCAATATTCCTCTTTTGAGTATCTATGGGGTTAACATTAGTGGGGCATTTACAAAATTACGAGAAGCAAACGAATAGTCAGAGTTATTTACATTTATGCAGGGAAGCCTACCAGCTTGAAGCCCAGGCCTAGACCTGCACCCTGCCTGCTGGTTGCACCCATGCTGGGGCTTACAGCATCCAGCAGAGCGAATACAACTGCGGCCAGTACAGCCAGAGTTGCTACTTCATCCATGGGCAGAGCCTTGCGGGGAATGAAGATAGCAGCTGCAGCTACTACCAGACCTTCAATCAGGTACTTAATTACGCGGTTTACAATTTCAGCTACACCAAAGTCCATTGTGTTTTATATTCAGTCTTTTGAAAAAAAATCATTAGAATCTAAGTTTTATTGTACATAACGCGGTTTAAAGATTAAAAACAGTTTATCCGGAAGAAGAAGCAATGGCAGCTGAGGCAAAAACAACACCAACCGTAGTTGAGGATTTTCTAGACGAGGATCCTGAAGTTGCAGGCCAGAAATTTGTACTACTAAGTTTCCTAAGTCCTGAAAATGTACTAGCCAAGAAGGATCTTTTCTTCTTTGAAAAGTTTCTAGCTGCATTTGAAGTTGACTGGAAGGTAAAAAATATGGAGAAGTTCCTGGCAAACTCTGTACTTGATATTAATGCTCAACTAACTAGCCGTATTACTGAACTGGAAAAGGAAGGTCAAATGGAAGCAGCTGAAATTTGCCGTAAGAATCTACTGAAAGTTGAGCCTATTATGGATACCTATCAGGAATTCGTACGTAAGAATCAAAAGGAATTCAATAAGACTAAGATTAACGAAGCTTGGGATGATTTTATTTTTAACAACCGTGATAAACTGGAAGAACAGTTCCACTCTGTAAATGATTTCCGTACAACTGTGCGTGGCCTGAAGGTACGTGGTGTAGCAGCAAGCCAGAAGGAGGCAGAACTACGTGCAAAGAAACTGCAACAGAAGGATAAGTATCATAATATTCTACTAGGCGAAGTTGGCAAGTGGCTACCTTGGGATCCTGCACCTGCACAAGTAGGTGAGCAGCAGTATGCAGAGGAGCGTCTGAATACTCTGATGCAGAAATACAAGGAGAATGAAGATACAAAGGAGAAATTCTTTGAGGAAAGGAAGAAGGGTGATGGTAAGAAGGCAGGTGGTGCAGCAGCTGGCGGTGCAGGTGCAAGTCTAACAGATGCTGTAGGTGATATGTTTGGTGCAGCTGGTGATCTTGCTCTGCAGAGGAAGATTGAACAGAAGAAGGTTCTTGAAGTTGTAGCTGCAGATGGTGTAGAAGAAAGCAAGAAGGAAGATTAAAAAATATTCTAAGTTAATTTTATTAGAAATTTTATAGAATATTATTATACCAAATAGAATTATTAGTGTAATCATCATTTTTTACACCATAAATAAATTCCTTATGATGTACATATTGTAATATACCTTTTGCATTTCCTCTAAAAAGTGCAATCCAAATATCACAATTACCTGATGTAGTTATTATATATTTACATTTACTTGCAATATAAATACTTGCTAAAAAATAATAAATATCTTTTGATACATCACAACTATTATGAACACCTCTGCCAATAGATGATGATACTGTTTTTAATTCTTTAAAATAAATACAATCAGGAAGATTTGTTAAACATTTATGTAAGAACTCAGTTTCATCTGTAAGAATTAAAAATTGTATAGATGGATTTTTTTCTTTTACTTGTAGTGCTTTATTTATAAATTCATCATATGCTGGTTTAACTGTTTCAATAACTTTATCTGTTCCCCTGTAGCGTATCACACATACATTTTCATAATTAATAGAATATGTTGAAAGTAATTTGTTAATAACATGATCTATAAGCGGTGATGGGTTAAAGTATTTATTAATAATAGGATTTATACTTTTAAAGTTAATTAAATTGTAATCTGAAAACTGATCCTCGCTCTTACTTGATGATAATTCTATAGGTTTATCTGCTTTATTTATTTCAATAGAGCTATTAATACTAAAAAAATTTTTTCTAATATCAGTATTAATAGATTTTTTGTATAAATGAAATAAACCAGTAGTATCTAAATCTGTAGGAATTGATTCATTATTAATAGCTTTTATCAGATTACGAAGTATAGAAGAACAACATGAAAAAAATCCAGCACTTTGATGATGTTTTGGAATTATTAATGTAGTCATTAATATTTTTAATAAAATTATCTTTAGATTAAAAATATTATTGAATTAAAATAAAAATATACTATTTAGCTATAATAACCGCTAATAGGGCCAGAGCGAGGTGCACTTATAGGTTCGCACCTCTGAGGACTCTTTGTGCCATCACAGAAGGTACCTTCAGGGCAAGGGATACCACTGCCTTCAGGAGACCTGCATAGATAGTTAGTATCCCTATCAGGTACATAGCTAGATGCTTCCATAGATGCACCAGCAGGTACACGAGCTACTTGGCTATCATCAATAATATCCTGGAAACCAGAAATAGAACTGCGGAGCAGACGTAGAATCATAGGAACAAATGCAACAATTACTACTAGTAGGACTAGCATACCACCGAAAGTTAAAGGTTTAGCGTGTGCCATTTCTATTAAATAGTATCAGGATTTTTATAATCTAGTTTGGCTAGAACCTATGAGACCAGGTCTAATAGGTAGATCAGTTTCAGCTGGTAGTGTCGGAGGGTTATCAGATTTGCAATATCCATTTATGCATCTTAGTGGTTCTGGGCAAGATTTCAGATCTACACCACAATGTCCAACATCAACAAAACCATCAGAACTAGGGGTTAGATAAAGATACATAAGTGCAATGAAAGCTACTATAAGTATTATATGACCTGCTTTTACACGCATTCTATATTATTAACTTGTTTTTCTAACAGTAATAGGAGGTCCTTTTAGTTTATTAGCTCTTGTAGGGTCATAAGAGTTCATCTCCTCTTGTTCCTTATATACTGCTGCAGAATGAGACCATAGCTCGGGGGCACCAATCTTAAAATCTGGCCTAATTTCAGCTTTGTACCAAAAAATTAAATCTTCAAGTTTGTTTGAAGCAGAGTTATTGCAAATTACTAAACATTCAAAGTTTTGAGTGCATTGATCCATTACTTGGCAGAAAAACTCAAAGGATGGGAAAGCAGAACCATAGTTTTCAAAAATACGTTTACGATTTGACAAGTAGGGTTCACGTAGGATAAATACATAATCAACATTTGTACGAAGAGCTGGTTTAATACCAAGTGGATATTGCATAGTAATTAAGAAAAATACTTTGAGCCAACGACCATTCATAAACAAATAGGAAATGTTCTTATCATACGTCCAAGAGTCATCGTACATGCAATCGTCAAGAATTAAGAATGAACGAGGATCGTAACGAGATTTCATAATACCAGCTTCTTGTTCTTTTTGAATCTTCTGCATGATTAACTTTTGGCGTTTCATAAAGTTTGTAAGAATCATTGGATTGTATTCGCCATGAATGAAAATTGGTGGAAAGATCTTTTTGAAAAAACCGTTTGATTCTTCTGTACCACTAATTACTGTACCGAGAGGCATATCTTGATGATTGAAAAGTAGGTCACGTACAAGTGTACTTTTGCCTGTACGACGGCGGCCAATAAAAACACACACTGCATCTTGTGGTATAGATTTCATATCAAACTTCCGGAGAGCTAAACTCATTGCTCCTGCCATTTTATGTATGCTATTCAGTTATTAAAATAATTTTTTGATAACAAGTACGCATGTGTAAAAATATAGAACATAAGCAACCAGTCCATATAAGAATAGCGAGGATGCGTCGTGTAATTCGTGATTTGGTTGAAATACCTTGTAGAGAAGACCCAATTGAATTAAGTGAAACTAATTTCTTAACAAATAAGTATGCAACATATAAGTGTTTACAGCGTTTTCATCCTGGTGTAAGTAAATTTACAAATGGTAAAACTGTTGATTCAGCTCTTCCTTCAAAATACAAAATTAGCAAATGGATTAAACAATCTGGTGATCGCAGATGGTCTGCTGAAAGGGTTGATGTTAGTGGATCAGAAGTAAAAGAGTGTGAAGTTTTTATTAAAACAGCACCATTATTAAACCCTATTAGTTTTCTTAGAGGCGATTATAGTTTTAATGTAAAACATCCATTTATTCCTATTCCAGGCAGCAATTGGAGGGATGCTCTTCATAAGATTAATTCTTATAACAATCAAGCGTATGTAGATTCTGTATGTAGTTTTGTTGTCAGTCGTTTTCGTGAATTAGATTTAATGCCAAACTTTGCCTTGTACTATGGTGGTTTAACTGCAATTGCAAATAATTATAAATATACTGTAACTGATGAATATGAATCCTATAGGAATCATAAATGGTTTTGGCGTGGAATTAGGGATAAAAATGCTAAACTGGAAATTAAGCCAGAGGATCCAGATATTTCTGAACTTGTACTAAGTTGTCCCTTTGAGAAAGGTGATCTGGAAGTTGAATCTGAAGATAGTGATGTTACAAGTGAACTTTCATCTCTGGCTTCTGGTATTGATCAATCTGGTCTGGCAGATGTAGAATTAAAATCAGTCCATTCTCTGGATTCTCTTGATGACCAGAAATCTGAATCAGAAGAAATGCCAGAACTTGAATCTGGTTCTGAGCTAGATTCAGAATCTGGTTCTGGCACCGAGGAGACAGAAGAACCAGAATTTGATGTTTTGATTGAAATCCCAGAAATGCCAGTAGCTCTAATCTACCAGGAAGCACATGATGGAACAATGGATGAACTTCTTGATTTAGAAGATTCAGATGGACATAAACCTGGTAGCAAGGCATGGGAAACAAAATGGTTAGCTTGGTTATGGCAAGTGATTACCGCACTAAGTTTTCTACAAAAAGCAATTGGTTTTACTCATAATGATCTCCATACAAATAACATTGTTTGGAGAAGCACAAAGAAACAATTCGTATACTATAGGTCACATAATGGTGTTGTTTGGAAAGTACCGACATATGGAAAGATTTTCTCTATAATTGATTTTGGTCGTGCAATTTTCCATCTGCATTACAAAGAATGGTTAAGTGATGATTTTGAACTTGGTGAGGATGCTGGTGGACAATACAACTTTGGCCCAATTTATGATAAGAGTATGCCTCTTGTAAAACCAAATTATTCTTTTGATCTCTGTCGCCTATCGGTCAGCCTCATAGATGGTTTGTTTGGAGATGAGAAACCTAAAACATCAGAACTTTTTGATTTACTTTGGTCATGGACTTTAGACAAAAAAGGTGATTCTGTTTTTGAAACTGAAGATGGAGAAGAAAGATATCCTGGTTTTGAATTATATATTCGGATTGCAGCTGATTGCGAAAATGCAATTCCAAAAGATCAACTTGTAAAAAATATCTTTGAGAGATTCACTCTAAAAGATAAGTCTTCTATTCCTAAAAAAGAAACTGTCTATCAAGTTTGAGTTTGTAAAAATAAAATTTCATTTTCTTGAGTATTTATTAAATTTTTTAGAAAATCTGAAATTGAATTATTTTTTTCTTGTAATTTTTTACTCATATGAATTGCCATGGAGTGATGAGGGATCATTCCCAATTTATATTGTTCTTCTGTTATCATAAATTGAGTTCTTATAAATATTAAATTAGTTATTACTAAAAGTAAACCAATAGCTGTAATTATAAATTCCTTATAGTATAAACCCATAAATAAGAACATCCAACCAGTCATTAATAAAATCATGTAGACATCATTTGCACTAAATCGTATATGGTCTACTTTATCAACCCAGACATTCATTGTTGATAAAAGCCCAGCAAGAATCATTATAAAAAACATTACAATATAATGATTATAATTGGTGTGTTTCATTTACTTGAAAATTATATTTTTAATGAGAACCTCTAGCCAGAGGAGGAGGACCTATTTGTAAATCTAGATCAGAACCACCAGTAGTAATACCATTTAGGAGAGAAGGCATTTCAGTTGGCAGAGGAGATTCTGGGAATGCATCTGGTGCAATTACACCCAGAAGTGCAATTACAATACCACCACTAATAAAGTCTTGTGCTATAGATTTACCTGTATGAGGACGCTCTTGATATTTTGCAGCAATAAAGCTCAAGGATGCAAAAACTAAACCACCGATAAAAATCCAGGGAAACCAGTTAGGCATTTAGAGTAAGTTGGGTTTTTTGTTGGTAGCCGGACGCACTTTTAGCACACACATCATGTGTGTGCTAAAAGTGCCTTGTTAAGAGGTTAGATGCGTCAGCATATAACCTCTTAACAACGCAAACAATCAGGCTCGGCCTGATTGTTTTAATTTATCTCCATAGTATCTCACTATCAATTCATCACATCATAATCATCGGCATTCATCTCAACTTCATCACCAATAGTTGCAGTTTCATCTTCATCATCTAAATTTTCAACATCATCGCCTTCAAGCGGTACACCAACTTCATCTAAAATATCAAGTTCAGGCTCTACATGTTCTTTTTGTTCATATAGGTCTGATTTTTCTGGATTATCTTCATCTAATACAGTATCAAATTCACTAAAACTTACAGACCTATGTGACCTATCATTGATAATTATTCTGGGCGGTTCACCTGATACAACTTGATTTTCTGGCTTTATTTCATTTTCAATTAATGCAGGTGCAAGTTCTGGGATATCTTCAGATGTAACCTCTGGCTTAACTTCTGGCAGCTCTTCTGGCTTAACCTCTGGCTTTTCTTCAGCAACAGATTCAATCTGGGCTTCTGGTGCAGATGAAGCCCTACCAGCCAAAGCAGCTGCAATTGCATCTTCCTCTTCTTCAGCTTCTTGCTTTGCCTCTGGTTTAGCCTCTTCAACTTCCTCCTCTTCACCATCCTCCTGGCTTACAAAGTCTTTTAGAATAGATTTAACTGGTACCATTGCACGTATAGCTTGAACTACAGCTTCATTCAGAAGTTGTTCCACATTTCTATAATTTTTCTGTTTTTCAATTGATGTAACAGAATCGCTAAATAGATAAGTAGAACCCCATAGAAGTTTACTGCTTTCACAAAGTACCTTATAGAGAAAATGTTCTACCTTGGGTACATTGATTTGAATTTTCTTTTGTTTAGAACTGATACGAATAGCAGTTAACACTTTTGTGTGTGCAATAAAGACTGCTGTTAGCAGATCTTCAATGTAATCACATCCGCAATTTGTTTGGATAGAACTAATTTCATTTGAAACCTTTTCCATATTCCATTCAGGAATTTCATTCAAGTAAGTTTGGAATTGCCATAAAAATTTCTTAGGTTCTGCCGTAGATTTACTTTTTTCAAGTAGATTTATGAAGAACTGAAAATAAGCTGGTACAAGAAAGACACATAGCTGCTTTGTATATTCTGTACGTGCATCTGAATAGACGCCTACAACTGAGTCTCCACCGGATCCCCAATTCATTTACTCTCCTTTTGCCTTAGAACCAGCATCGCTTCCTCTTAACGCATACAAAGATGAACCCAGAAATGCCCAGATAGATCCAGCATCCTCTACACACTTTCCATAGGATGCCAGAAGGGCCAGATTGTCATGTAGGAGTGTACCCAGAAGTGTTTCTGGGTTGTAGGCTTTTTGAATATATTCTGGCAACTTATCTGCTTCCAAACTTGTAAGTGACTTCTCCTCTTCCCTATGTGAAATGCAATGTGCCAGAATTTCAGGATATTCAGATTTTAAAAATTCTATTTGTTTTAGTCGCCTGTAGGAATATTCATTTGAATTAAGATATGGAATATCAAGTTCTGGTGGACTTAGTCTTTGCAACTTGCAGCGACTACGAATTGGTTCTTGAAGTTTACCAGCATCGCGACATTCCAGAACAAATTGAATTTCTGGTGCATGAGTTTCCAGAATTCTTCTCAGAAATGCCTGGGCTTCTGGTGTCAAATCATCTGCACCTTCAAGCCAGAGAATGGCTGGTTCTGTCCTTCTGGCCCAGACGTGTAACTTCTGGCGTCCATCTCTCAATGTTCTGTCTTTCCTACAGGGACATACAAATAGCTGTCGTTTAGTGGTTGTTGCATAAGTTTGTATCCAATGACTTTTGCCACAACCAGGTGGTCCAGTTAGTATAAGTGGAGTTGTATCCATTTACCTACGCTTTGTCTTATTGTTTTTCTTGTTTCTACGTTTTAGGCTCTTCCTTTTACCGCCTAATACTAATTGTTTAGATACACCATTTGGTGAACCAGGTGTAGATAGTTCTTGTTTACCTTTATTTTGAGGTGTAGATGGTGCAGGTGAAAAAATAGATCTTAAATAATCCATATTTACTACTTATATCAAAGTAATAAATATATTTTACAAAAATTAAAAATCTAATTTAATTCTTCTTACCACTACGTAGCATTTGTTCAAGACCAGCTAACATACGCTCATCATGTGCTGCATTTCTCTGTAAACTCTGCATCAGAGGATTGTTATCAACAGCAGATACAGAATCATAAGTATTACGCTCCCTGCTTACATCCAGTTTCAGTGGTACTCTGTATTCCATACGACCAACATCGCCAACACCAGGTGTTAGATCCATAGATCTATTAATTGCCATTGCACGATCATTGATGAAGTCAGTATCAAGCTTGTTAGACTTCTGTTTACCAGGATCACCAGTAAAGATTGCAACATTGCCAGAACCAGCAATTGGTTTACGACCCTTTGCAATTACTTCCTTATTAGGATTGGTACGCATATTGTATGCAAAGCTAGGATCCATAGAATCAGCAGCAGCTGCAACAGAAGGACCATACCAGTTGAGGTTAGAAGACAGTTGTGCCTTTTGTGTTGGCCTTGCAATATCATCAGGATCATATACTTTTAACCTTGTAGGTGCTGATGCAGCAGCTGCTACACCAGGCCTGTCCAGATAAATAGTTGATTCCTTTACAGTTGTACGAGCAATATCCTGAGGATCCCATACAGTCACAGCAGGTGCACCACCAGCATATTTCACAGGTGCACCTGCAATATAGTTACCTACAGCTTCAGCCCTACGAGTTGGCCTTGCAGAGTCATTGTAATGAATAGTTACATTACCTGAATCAGCAGGTACAGCATTGAGTGCAACTACACGTTCACTTGTTTCAGAACGCTCATTAGGCCTGTTTTCAATTGCTGACTTGCCGTAGTCTGCAGTTACACCACCGATAGACTTTGTATAATAACTTTCCATATTTGCATTACGATAACCAGCACCACCAAACTGCTGAGTCCTAGGACCACTGTATTCACCAGACACATAGGATTCACCAAAGTCTTGAGAAGATGCTACACCGCCATATTCAACGGAAGTTTCAGGACGAGTTGTATGAGGTAGCACTTGTACAGAGCGTACTGTTTCCTTGATTAGTTCACCAGTTGTTGTAAAGAAACGTTCACCAGATTCATCAATGTAGAATGTATCAGGCCTATATTTACGTACTTCACCAGAATCCTGCATTGCTTCAGTAATGAAATGCTTACCAGGTACAACTGGTTGGTTGTAAGTTTCCTTAGGATTAGAAGCTACACGCAGTTCATTTGTATCCTTGGGCCTCATAATTTCATTGATTTCCAGCTGTTGGAAACCACCCTTGCCAGTAATACCAAACTTCTCACCAAGACCAGAACCAACTTTAATAGGTTCAAAAGGACGTTCACCGTTACGAGCTATGGGATCTTGAATACGAGATTGGAAGAAATCAGTGTTATCTTCCATACCAAAAGGATTACCATATGGTGCACGACTTGCTTCAAACATATTTTCAACTTCACGTTTCTTTACTTGTGTAGAACCGCCGCCATTGTATGCATCTAGAATACTAGTATTTGCAGATGCTGCAGTGTTTTGCTTAATCCTGCCACCAAAGAAAGGTTGCATATTGTTATGCTTGAACTGGTTTGTAGGAATCTTCTGACCAGAAAGACTTGACATCACATAGTCGCCTTCCACATAGTTAGGTGAAGCTTCAACATTGTCAGAACGATATTCTACAAGTGGTACATTGCAATCAATAGGCTGTGGTTCAGGATAGAAATCCGGAGAACTTAATGGTGCCAGAGGTGGTTTTTGTGTTGCATAACCAAGTGCTGTACCATAAGGGCCTGGATTAGGCTCGGAAGGATAAGTTCTACCATTTGGTGTTTGGTACATCATATCCAGTTCAGGGCCAAAACCAACAGCAGAAGCACCTTTGGGTGTTTGTGTTAATACATTTGAATCAGGTGCTCTTGCAGCTGGTAAGAAACCCTCTTTATTAGGTTTTTCTTCCTTGGATTCACCTGCCTTTTGTTTATTATTTGGGACCTTACTTACTATATAGCTCAGGCCCAGAAGACCTGCAAGTGCGGCGACTTCCATACTACCTACCCGTTTCAATTAAAATTAATTAAACATTTTCGCATATCTATATCCAATCATTTTTCTCATTTAACTAATAAGGGCGTTATGCGTATCTGGCTTCACATCTTTCATAGAGATTTAAGACTTGTAGATAATTCAGCTTTACGACTTTGGCATCACCTACATGGAAAAGAAGCAGATGCTGCTGTAATTCCTATTTTTATTTTTACACCGGCACAAGTTGATGCAAGAAAAAATGGTTTCTTTAGTTCAAATTCAGTACAGTTTATGTTTGATTCTCTGTATGACCTAAACGAAGAACTAAAAGCAGATGGTGCTATGTTACATACTTTTTATGGTGACACAATAAGTATACTTGAAGAGATTAAGCCACGCATTCCAACACTTGCAGGAATTGTTGAAAAT